TGTACCTGAAGTTACAGTTACATCTGTACCATTAACTAATTTAACACCATTTAAATATACATCTATAAATCCAGCATCATAAGCAAGTGTATTGCCATTATCATCTGATCCTGTAAATGTAGTTTGATTAGCAGAAGCTGTATATTTAAATCTTGCAGATGTTCCATTAACTGTAGAACCTGCTGCTGCCCAACCAGATGATTTATAAACTTTTAATTCATTTGCAGTTGTATCAAAATATAAATCTCCTACATCTAAACTTGATGATGGAGCTGAACTTGCAACTCTATATCTTTCAGCAAAACTATTTACTCCTGTAACATTGTTAGCAACTGTTGTTACATTTGCAGAATTTGATGCCAAAGTATTTAATCCACTTATACCTGCAAGTGTATTCATATCAGACACATTTTGAGTTGTACCTAAAGTGTTCATATCAGATACTGCATCAGCAGTTCCTAATCTACCTATTTCAGTTGCTTTTGATGCAACAGTTGTAACTTCTGTAGCTTTTGGAACTAATCTATGAAAATTGTATGTGTGTAATGTAGTTGTTGATTCAACTAATAAACCAAATCCAGCAGCAAAAGAAGCATTTGCACCACAATTATTTATAGTTACTGTTGATCCACCTACTGTTCCATTTGAAATACTTATAACACCACTTGAATTTGCTGTCTGAGTACTTGCTAATGCGCTTATAGATACAATCGTACCAATTCCATTATTTACATCTGGGTTTGCATTTGGAAAACTTGTTTCATTTGCAATAGGAACAAAACCACCAACATCATCTACAAGATCAATTACCCTTGCATCTATAGCTGCTGTTGTTGCAATAAAATCATCATTACTTGTCCATGATTGACCAGAATTAATTAGTTCAGATGTATCTTTATTTAAAAATCTAGTGTTAGCAGCAGATGTTGTATAAAAAGTATTATCATCAGGTGTGTGTCCTGATTGTTCTGAATTTACTATTATTGCAGCATCTGCAATTTTTGCTATTGTAACTGCATCATCTGCTATTTTAGCTGTTGTAATAGAATTACTTGCAAGTTTTGATTCTGTAACATTTGCATCTGTAATTTTTGCAGTAGTAATTGCGTTGTCTGCTATTTTAGTTGTGGTAACTGCATTAGCATTTATTTTTGCTTCAGTAACTGCATTAGCATTTACTTGTGATGCCTGAACTGCATTGTCAGCAATCTTTGCATTAGTAACTGCATCATCTGCAATTTTAACTGTAGTAACAGAACCATCTGCTAATGTTATAGTTGTAACAATTCCAGTTGGAATTGCGTTATTTGTTTTAGATAATATACCAATATAAACTCTTGAAATAGAACCTGATGTAAGAGTTCCAGAATCAAAAGTAACATTGATTGTTGTGTTTGAAGAAAATGAAGATGAAGCTATTGTTCCAAATAAAGTATTAGCTGAATCTATAATTTTAATTCTTCTACCTGCATGATAGATTGCACTTACATCTACACCATTAATTGTAAAAGAAGTTGCTGATGCGTAAGCTGCTGTGTAAGCACCATCACCATCACCATATTCTACCCATTGTGCATCATTGAACCACTCTCTAGTATTCTTCATCAATGCTCTGATTGCATTGTTTAGATTAGAGGGTAGCATTCCTTCTGCAACAGAAATACCATTTAATGATGTGTTACTAGCTTGTGTTGTTGAATAATCTTTTATACCTGCCACTTTATTCTCCTATGAACCAAGCAAATGCTTTATTGTTTTCTTGATTCTTTTCGTTAATCAATGCGTTGATAGCTTCTTCAATTTGTCTTTGAAAGAACTCTTGAGTTTCAAAACTGTATCTCACATTATCTATATCACTTTTATCTGTCATCTCAAGCCTGATCTTGATGCAACAATATCTATTCCTTGTGCATCTTTCCAAGCTCCTCCACTTGGTATTTTTACATTAAATTTTACATATCTTCCAGATTGTCTTACTGGATTAATACCTGTTGTATTCATACTTGAAACAGATGATTCTGTACTACTATCTGCTAGTTTATCTCTAGTTTTTATAGTTACAGTAGCTTCAGCATCTACAATAGGTCTTACACCTATTATATTTGATCTTGTTCCTGGAAACAACTCAATTTCTGAAGTTTCTATTTCTCCAACATTTGCAGTACCAGAAAAAATAGCTGCTTTAAAATCACTATCTATTGCACCTAATAGTAATTGTCCTCCAGACCAAAAGTCAGTATCTAAAGCAATATTAATTTGATCCAAGTTTTGAGATATAATATCCATTAACTCTACTGTATATGCACCAACAAATTGTGAAAATATTGTACTAGCATTAGCTTCAGCAGTTGACCATTTTTGTGTAGCATAATTATAAATTAATATTTTATCACAAATACCTGTAGTGTTAGATGTATTAGAAGCTGAAGGATATAACCACATAGCAAGTTGATTAAATGGATCAACAGCAGCACATATTCTATCAGCAAATGCTTTGTTTAAATCTACATCAAAAAATCTATTTACTTTTTCTGCACCTATTGAAATTACTTGATCACCATTTATTTCAAAGAAACCATCATCTGCATAAAAGAATACTCTACGATTATCTTGACAAACTGTTCTACCATATACTGCACCTCTGTTTGGTGAGATTACTGATAATCTAAATACTGTTGCACCACCCACATAGTCCATACGAACTATTTGATTTTGTCTAAACACATAACCAATCTCTCCTGATGTTATATGTGTAATCTGTCCACCTGAACCTGGTAGGTCTTGCAAGTCTGATTGTTTAGTTCCAGGCGACCATGTTGCAATATCATTTATACCAGACCATTGTATTCTATTAGATGCGTTACTATGATTTCCTGTAACTAAAAAATCTCTAATAACTCCTGATACTCTAAAGTTTGGTAAAGTACCACTTGTTACAATAGTAGATAAATTTGCAAAATTAGTTGATGTACCCATTAAAAAAAATTGTGGAGCATCTACACCATTTGTTGCAATTACATAATTACCAAATTGTGTAAAAGTCCAAAAGTCATCATTAGTACCTGTAAGACTTCCTTTTCTTGAAGTAAAAGTACCACCAGCTAATTGATATATATTTGTGTTTGTAGAAACAAAATTAAAAACTGTATTTGAGTTATCTCTAAATGAACCTGCACCTCTACTATCAGCAGCAATATTATTTGATGAATAGCTTACTAATGATGGAAATCTTTTATAAGATTGTCTTGCAAAATAAACATTGTTGGCAACATTAGCACCAGGATTATTATGCTCTGGTTGGTCAGGAAGCCATTCGCCAAAAGGTACTTGCATTATTCTCCTATTGGTTATTATTTGTTATTGCAACATAATTATCATTAAAAGAACTTGCTACAGTTACATCTGATCTTTGTTGTAATGGTGCATTACCATATTGATCTTCTCTGTCATTTCTTTCAAGTCTTTCAAGTGCTGTTACATATTGTTGTTGCCATTGTTGTACTTGTCTTGGTTCAATACCACCTAAAAAATTAGCAGCATGATATAAAGCACCATATAAATAAATTGAAGGATGATTTGATAAAATATAATTTGATGTATTAGTTGATGATAAAGGATCAAACTCTTTATAATAATTAATTGTTGCTGTGTATGTAGATGCTGGAGTTGGAGCAAATCTAAAATTATCTCCTAATATTGTAAATGTGCTTGGCATACCAGAAGTAGAACTGCCTTTTATTTGATCCATTTGAGCTGGAGTAATATATTTTAAAGCATATTTAGTTCCACCTTCTACAATATACATATCTCTTAATTGTAAAAATCCTGTAGGAAGTGCAACTGTTTCTGCATTAATAGTAAATGAAGCATCTGTTGCATTCATTTTTCTTATTCTTAATTTTGAGTTGAAATCTTTTTCAGCCAACACTATAAAATCTTCGGCTATCTCTGATGTTAAATCTGTTCTATTTAACCAATTTGCTATTGATGTTTTTAATTCTGTGTATGTAGATAAAGCCATTATATATTACCTTCTGCTGTTTTAAAATATCTAAACTCTGTTGAATTTAGTTTTTTCTTTAATATTTTTTTTTGTACTTCTGGTGGTAGTGCAAACCAATTATTACTTCCATTATACTCATTTGCCCAAACAGATAAAGCAATAGTTGGAATACTAGCCACTCTCTTTAAATCTCTGGATTTAGAATATCCATCATTTAAATTAAGTAATCTTTTATTGTGTTTAAGATGGGGATCAATATTAACTTCTTCCTTAACAGCAATTTTACCTTCCATGTCATCTTTCATGTAGGTAGTTTTATTTAAACCATCAATAGTAATATCTTTTCTCATACTCTGCCTTGTCCTTTGTAACGACTTTTTTTAGCCATTCGTTTTTCATTTTTATTCAAGTCTTTTTTATGTCGTCTTGGTCTTTTCTTCGGTTTAGGTCTTGGAACAAAGTGAACAAACTTTTGTCTAGCCACTACGCACTCATTTCAGTTACATAGACATCTGTAGATGAACCATGAAATACTGCAATCTTTTCGCCAGGTGAAACTTTTAATATTTCTATTTCTCCAGATGGTAAAAGAGCTGATGTTGCACTTGCAGTAGGTGATGCACCTAAAACAAAATGAAAGTTAGCTGAACCAACTATTCTAATGTATTCAGTTTGTGAACCAAATGCACTAGATGCTGCTGAAGAATTATTGGTATTAATTTTTTGTGTAGTACCAGGTCTTAAAGCATAATTATAACTCATATTTTTTCTCCTAATTTTTTAGGGGGGAAGTATCGCTAGACAAGATCCCCCCAGTTAGTATTTATCTTCTTATAACAAATGTCACAAGTAATTTTTTAGCTCCAGTAGAACCACCATTAGTAATCATCTCAATAGTGCCATTTTCTTCTACTCTATTTGCAGCAGTAGGTTCAGCAGAATCTACAGTACCAGCAGCAGAACCAGAGTGTGCAACTGTGATTCCTCCATCAGTTACAGCAGTACCACCTATTTCAAAAGAAATAGCTGCA